CAACGATGCGGTTCTGCATCTGATACTGGCGTGTCGGGTCTGGCCCATAAGCCACCGTCTCGTTGCCATGCACTTCCTTAGCTGGTGGCTCTACCGCTCCCCTTCCCCCTATCGCCCCCAACTGCTCGCGGAACGGCCCTGGCCCAGTGCGCCCCATCGCGTAGTCAGCTATCGCCGCCCGCTGCTCCGGCGGTATCAGCTTTGCCGCGAACTGCTGCGCGGGTGTCAAGTTCAGGCCATGCACCGAGCGATACAGGGCCTCACCAACAACTCTGACCGCTCCTGGCGCCTTCAACCCCAACACCATTGCCGCTGCATTGGCGTAGGCTTCAGGCGTGTTGCCAGTGAATGCACCTAGACCCGCGATCTCGGCGGCAGTTTGCCCCACCTCGCCCAACGGCCGCGCCGCCGCGCCTATCGGCCCCATCATCGCACCCAATTTGCCGCCGCTCAGTCCAGCACCTGCTATCTCCGCTGGTCCGCCACCACGCGCAGCCTCTTGCGCCGACGACAACAGGCCGAGGAACGTGCCACCCCTGGCACCTGCCTCGATTGCCTGTGGTAAGAACGACGGCAATCTCTCAGCCAATGCGGGAGCAAGGATTCGCTCTGCTGCACTCGATAGCGGGCCTGGAGCAGCCGCAACACGGCCAGCCAGCCCCCCAACAGCGCCCGCGACTCTTCCGAGTGGGCCACCCATCAGCGCCGTGTCCAGCGCGAAGGAGCCGGCCTGCGATGCCAGCGATTCGAGGCCCGATGGCTCGTAGTTCTCCAATCCAGTCGGCAGATGTTCGCCCGTTACCATCCGCCCCTGCGCATCGAAGACGGGACGGCTTACCGCGCCCAAGAATGGGTCTTGCACCGTCTCCATGCGCGCTACCTGGCCTTCGGGTAGGCCAAGGCCAGGTGTATTCTGCGCCAACTGTGGCCCCCAACTGCGCATCAGCGTCGAGTATGCCGTTTCCGCAGGCCGGGACGTACGCGCCTGTCCCAACAAGTCTTGCAGCCAACCCGTGCTCGGCGTATTCGCCCCGACGTCGGCCAGGTTCGCCGCAGCAGGCGCGTTGAACAGGCGTTGCAGCCAGTCGAGGCTACCAGGCGGCGTCACTGGACGCGATGACGGCATAGCCGCCTGACGCTCGTTCAGGGGACGGAAGCGCCAGAAGTCGTGCCTAGCCATACCTGCTCATCGGATTCACGGTTGCGTAACCGAGCACCGACCGCTTCGGCAGGCTCGCCTTGACTGCCGCCACGATGTCCTCGTAACTCAAGCCACGGGCGCCATATTCGCCCGCCAAGCCCTGCCCTTGCGTCGGCGTCAGCGCGTTCAGCGCCTGGGCCGATGGCAGGACGCCCGTGCCCGTAGGCATCCGGTATGGCGTAGTGCTCGCCTGTCCGCTCATCACGTCAGCGATGAACGACGGTATCGGGTGGTCGGACGATATGCCGCTGTTGTTGACGGCGTTCGTCGCCGCCTCAGTCGCATACATCCAGTCGGGCTTGGTTACTCCTGTTTCGAGCGCCGGTGGCGTGTAGCCCTGCGGCAGGCCCTTGCCTTGCGTCGCCTGCCAGTAGGTTATCCAGTCTCGCGGCTGCGCGTTCAGTGTCGCCACTCGCGCCAGTCGCCGCTCCTCGGCGGCCGCCGCATCCTGCGCCTGCTGATACGCAAACTGTCGGTTCTGCAAGTCCCACGACCTATTGGCCGCCTCTATCGCCTGCTGCAACTGCGACGACTGGTAGGGCGACGTGCCGCCTGCCTGGAGATTCAGGTAGGCGTTGCGTTGCTCCGGCGACATGCTGCCCCACATCATCTGAAACTCCGTCGGCTGCGCGCCCGCCGAGGGCTTGCCGAAGGCCGCCTGCCTAACTGCGGCGTTGATGTCGGCATCGCTCCAACCCAAACTCCTCCATAGGGCTATCTGGGCTTGGTCGGCGGTCGGCTTTGGGGCCGGATCACTTTGCCAGAGCAACTTCTGCGGCGCATCTCGCGTAGCTTTAGCCCACAACAGCCAGGTGCCATCATAGGAATTGTATTGCCAGTTTGTCCCTTCTGGTGCAGGAAAGGGCTCCTGAAGTTGAGGCCCATAGATCGGCGTATTCGCCACTGCTACGTTACCCGCTACGGGCGCAGCAGGGCCGCCACCTCCACCACCAAAGCCGGTGCCGCCCGTCGGCCCCCATTCGTCATCGTCGCCGCCACCAAAGAGTGCTGTCCACCAACCAGGGTCAGCCATTATCGTGCTCCCTGTGCGCCTCTGGCGCCCATCATCTTGGCAATCATGCGCTCCACGGCGTCTCGCCCGTGCTGCGCTATCAGCGCGTCCAGCTCCTCGACAGTCATGGCCTCGAAGCGCCGCCGCTGTTCACCCTCAGTCAGTTCCTTGTGCATAAACGGTATGTCGTTGGCCTCGCGCCACGACTTCGCCGCCTTCAACAGCGCCTCTTTGCTGTCCAGGTAGGCCCGCGTCAAGGCGCTGACCTGCTCGCCACGCCGGATGTCTGGCATCGTCATGCTGGCGCCCCCATCGATTGCGGTGCTGGCATAGTGGGCGACTGCATCGGCGCGGTCGCAGACTCGACTCGTTGAGCTGGTGCGCCCGCTGGCACCGGTGGCACTGGCGTTGTCTCTGGCGTTACGGCCGCCGTAGCATCGGCCACGACTGCCTGCTGCACCCCCGGCGTCGCTATCAGTGCCGCGTCAAAGCCTGCCTGGAACCGCTCATCCCTTGCCTTGTCTATCTCAGCCTTCGCGTCCTCGATGCCGTAGAAGTCGGTCAGCCACCGCTCCCGGCTGATGACGCCCTTGACCGTTTCGCCCTGAGCCGCCAGCGCCGTCTTGTCCATCGGCAACCCGGGCTTGAACGTTACATCGGGGAACCAGTGGCCTCGTATGTCAGTCTTCGGGTCGAGTGTGAACCGGCCCGTCTCCTTGCCGTGCCTGCCCCGCAGCGACACCGGCTCGTCTATCACATCCGCCAATATCTTGAGGGCGAAGTGTGCGACCGTGCTGGCCTGCGCGTTCGCCGCCTCGACGACCGGCCCCAGGAACGTCGTTGCAAACGCCGCCAGAAGCTCGGTCTGCCGAGCTGTGTCTACGCCGGGCGGCCTCGTGCCGGTCAGCAGCGTCGGTATGCCCGCCTCATTTATCACCGCGTCAATCGCCATGATCTCCTGCATCACCGTCGCTGTCGGCGGCATGGGCTGCGAAAACTCCAATTGCACGCCGCTCGGCAACTGCACCTCGGCATCCGGCCCCATCAATACTTGTTTCAGTCCAGGATATTGCGCCAGCAGTTCGGCGTTGCTCCATATCGGCAGCCGCCATGCCTGCTCGTGGTTGATCTCGCCCAACTGTGTCCAGCGGCGGCCCGCCTCCTCCAGCATCGACCGCAGAGGCCGCAGCATCCCCCACACGCGGCGCTCCGGCCCGCCTCGTAGACCGCCGGGCGCTATCTCGCTGCCCAGGCCGCCGCCAGCGTAGGCCGCCGCATAGGGCACGAAGCCATAGGGGTTGCCGCCTACAAGTTTGCCGTCTGCCTTGCGCTCCACCTCACGCCCATCGGCGATGTAGAGTATGTCCTCCGGCGTCCAGACCTCGACCCACGAGACGGTGCCCGTGCGATCCCCGAACTCGTCGGGAAACTCGGCCCTCACGTCGCGTATGCGGCGCTCGTAGGATTCGATTATCAGGTCGTTGTCCTCATAGACCGCCATCGGATCGCGGCATTGGAGTAGTATCGGGTTGACGTTGGCCGAGTCGCGCTGCCAGCGCACTTGTGCCCTCTCATAGAGTTTCGTGCTGCCCGCTCCCACGAACTCGCGGCGCTTCGGCGCCGGCGGTATCGCATCGGGCTTATAGAGCACCCGCAGATACGACATGCCCCGCAGCGCCATCAGCTTCACATTGGCTCGAAACGGCGGGTCGTCGCCACGTAGCGGTGCGTCCATCGCACAGCGCCACAACCACGCCCCTACCCACCGCTCCACGGCATCGGCGGCCTCGGTGTCCAGCTTGACCTCACCGTTCAACGGCTCGACGTGGATGCGAAACTCCATCGCTATCAGGTCGGCCATCGTGCGGATGATGTGATACGGGGTCGGCGGCGTTATCTTGCGGCCTGCGGCCCGCACTGCATCCGGCACGGCGAACTTGTAGTTCAATCTCGCCAGGTCGTCGTCGATCAGCCATTCGGCCTCAAGCTGCGTGCGCTCGCCCTGCAACTCCTTGAGCCAGCGTAGGGCGCGCTCCACGGTCATCGATTCAGCCATTTATCTACTCCAAGTTCCGTAAGGCCCCGAACGCCTTGGCTGCGATGGCACTGCTGCGATGGTGCGGCTCCCCATGAGCAGGTAGCGCAGCGCGTCTACCGCGTGGTCTTCGCCATCGGTGTCCAGGTCTTCGACGTTCTGCTGGTCATAGATCATTTGCGGTAGCGTCCGAATCAGGTTGTGGCACGTCGAGAAGACCTGGAGCAGCGGCAAGCGCCCATTGTCGTGGGCAAGGTATTCGCGCACTCGCTGCCAACCTTCGTTTCGGTCGTTGTTGGCTTGCACTAGGGCAACCTGGCGAGTCGCATACTCGGTGGCGATTGACTCCTGCATCGTCTCCCGACGGCTCTGCCACATCGCCGGATCGCCCAGCCGCGTAGCCAGCCGCTCTCCCTCGGACAACTCAACAATGCGCGTCGGCTGGTCTTCGGCTCGGATGCCGCTCTCATAGACCTCGCGGTAGACGTAGACCCGGCCATCGGGCGCTTTCGCAGCCCACAGCACACACCAGGGCGCGCCGAAGCCGTAGTCAACGGCCAACCAGCGCGACCAGTCAGTCGGTATCTTGAACGGATCGCAGACGTGGAGATTGCGCGACCACTCGCCGAAGAACTGCCCCTCGAACACATCCCAGTCGCCATACTCCAGCGCCCGATGTTGCGCTTCGGGCAAAGCTCGCAAGCGACGCATGTAGTCGGGGTCAATCGTCACCCAGAACGGATTATCTGTTACCTTCGCCGGTATGAACTGGCGCGCCAGAGCATCGGGATCGCTCTCGTCAGTCTCTATGTCCTCGTCGTTGACGCGCTTGTAGTAGCGCCACTCATACGGCGCCAGTTTGTCGATGAAGCGCGCCTTGACCCAACCGTGCCCGATGTTGCCGGGGTTGGTCGCCGCCCTGACCGAACGGTAGAGGCCGGGGCCAGTCGCCCGGCAGCGGGAGAACATGTAGAGGTATTGAAACTCGGTGAATGAGGTCAGCTCGTCGAAGCCGACCCAGTCGTAGGCCGACGATTGGTAATCGTGAACGTCATCCTCGCGCTGCAGGTGAGCAAACGTCAGTGTTGCACCACTGGGCCATGTCCAGGTGTGCCGATTCCAATTCCATTCCGCTTCGGCGGAGAATAGTTGCATCGACCGCGAAATCAGAGCGCCCGGCTTATCCAACTCCGTGAACTTGCGCCGAAACAAGATCGCGTGATAATTGGGGTTATCGACCTGGCGATGGGCATCTCCCAGCAACCCCTCCGACTTGCCGCCGCCCGCTGCTCCGCCATAGAGCAACTCGAAGGCAGAGGATGCCAGGAACGCCTCCTGCGGCCCCTCGTTGGGACGCCACTTGCGCGTAGCCTGCTCTATGGTCGCCGTGGTCATTGTCGCAGACTCGACTCGTTGAGAGGTAGAGGCTCCTTGCGCGGATACTCCCAGATGATAGGCCCTCCATTAGCGCCGGTCAGCGCAACACTGCGATTGTCGCGGAACTTGTCGGGGCGAATGCCCTTGAGCAAGAAGATGAGCAGCACGTCGGAGTACTTGCGGACTGTGGCGACCTCATCGCCCTTGTAGAAGACCGGCTCCTCAACACCCTCGACGGCCCGGCGGCGTGCCTCAGTCTCCAGGGCATCGCCGGCGTCCTCTTTGGCCTGCACGAACGCGGCAGCATAGACGGGATCGGCTTCGAGCCATTTGTTGTGTGTTTGGCGATGAATGTCGGCCGCCTTAGCAGCCTCGCCAATGTTGCCCGTCAACGCATAGGCAGCAAGGAACGCCCGTTTTTTAGGATGATGTATCTTGTCGCCGTTGCCGTTTGCGTTTGACATAGAATAAGGGGGCCGCCTCTCCTTCCAGATGGTTGAGCACTTGCCCGCTGCTGTTAGGCTAGCACGGGCATCGAAGCGTTGTCAAGTGGAGGCATGAAATAACCCAGGGTGCTTGTTGGCTTCTGGAGCGGGTAAGGAGACTCGAACTCCTGCCATCCTGCTCGGGAAGCAGGCACTCTACCGACTGAGTTACACCCGCCTGCCCCGATTATAGGTTTGGCCGCGGCGCCTGTCAATGCGGCGTGAAAACACGTGCAAATCCCCCACAAGACCCCTTGACAACATAGGTGCATTAGGTATATGATAGCACTAGATGAACAAGGCGACCCGACAGAAAGCGGGCAGAAGAAGGAGGAGAGAGATGCAAGAGAGAATCTACCAGGTCTTTGGGGGGCGCGAGTTGCGCGAGACCGAGGCGATTCTAACACGCGACGGCGAGACGAAACGGGTCATCGCCATAGAAGGATGGTGCGATTATGGGGCGGTGGACGTGATATGGGATAGTAAGTCACCCTGGGTAAGCGGCGAGCAGCGGCGTTGCGTTGGCACCTATCAGAACTACGGCACGGCCTGCCGTGAATTGCGGCGGCAAGTCAAGAAGCTGGTAGCCGATGGCTGGGCGAACGTCGAGGCAGCCGAGGCCCGACGATAGGGCGGGCACCGAATAGGAGGGACGGGTGGGATCAAGAAAGGAGAGGACAAGGGTATGCACCACCACAGGATAATCCGCGACCTAGTCGCTGAGGTGAGGCGACTGCGGGAGCAAGCGGAGGGCATGACTGACGCCTACTGGCGCCAGCATGAGCGCCTAACGCGTCGTCTCGCCGCCGAGCGGGACAGTGCCGAGGCCGAGAGACGGCGCGTCGAGGACATGGAGTACCGGGAGCGACAGCGCTACGACGCCTTGCGCGACCTGGAGCGCGCCCGCGAACGGGACAACGACTACGAGGAGAGCCGCGCCCTGGAGCGACTCCGAAGACTGTAAGGAGGGAGCAAAATGCCACGAAAAAAGATAGGGTTCATCATGCCCGGAGCCTACGTCCCGCCCGAGCTGAGGCGGCGCGCCAAGGTGCAGTCCGCCCGCCTCGGCGTTAGCCTGTCAGACTATGTAGCCGAGACGCTGGCGCGGCGCGTAGACGATGATGAGCTAATGGCACAGATCGAGCAGGGCGGCAACTCGACCCAAAAAGGAGGCTAGGATGGTACACTACCTGAAAGTCAGCCTGCGGCCCGAGCTCCATCGGGCCGTGAAAGCGGCGGCGGCCCTGCGCGGCATGACGCTGCAGCAGTTCGTCGCGGCGGCGCTGGAGCAGGCCATTGTTGCGAAGCAGCTCAACGAGTCGAGTCTGCGACCGCGCGCCGGGAACACAGATGGCGACTAGCAGGTCCGATATGCTGGTGCGCTGTGCCTGGGCCGCCCTGCTGCTGCTGGCGCTGGACGTCAACATCAGCATGTCATGCTACGCGGTCACAACCTTGGCCAACCGCCTGTGGCCAGCGCCGACCGCTCAACGAGTCGAGTCTGCGACCACACCAGTCATGCGCTTGGTGTGCCCGCCGGGGCAGGTGGTCAACGCGGTGGTCGTCAACGCCGAGGGCACGCCCACGCCCGACGGCGACCGCTGGCAGGCGTGGTGCGAGGAGTGGCCCAGCAAGTGAAGGTTCGGGCGCCCGAAATTAGGAGGGGGACAAATGTTCTATGACCACGCTCTGGTAGCCGGGGCGCAACGCTCGAAAGTGGTCACAATCACCGTGGAGTTTGACGATCGCGGCCAGGTAAGCAGCATCGAATCAGCATCGAATCAGCATCGAATCAGCATCGAAGCAGCATCGAATCAGCATCGAAGCAGCATCGAATCAGCATCGAAGCAGCAGCGCTACATGATTACCTCGGCCAGCGGTCGCGGTGCAACGATTGCGCCTGCTGGCAGGCGGGATATGAGTATGCCATCGCCTACCGCAGGCCCTAAGTATCGCATTCGAG